ATCTGTTTGCATTTGTCTTCGTCATCGGTGCAGTGATCGTGTTTGCGGTCATTGCTGACCGTCGTTCGAAGAAGGAAAGCGGTGTCCCGCGGTCGAAGGGTTCTTTGCTCCGCTCGGGATTGCAGGTCGGTGCTCTCAGTGCCGGTCTTTGTGAACTCGGTTCGAATTGGGTGCCTTCATCCATTGGACCGATCGTTACAATTTCCAATGTTCTTTCCGACGCGATCAACGTCTGGAGTGACCCTCTTCCCTCTGAGTCGAGAAGCCAGAAGGGTAAGGCTCCTGTAGGTAACCCTATCCTCTCTTCTGCAGACGCTGCAGGTGAAGCAGATCCCGATGGGCCGGAGTGGGTCGCCAGTTCGAGTCCGTTTGTCAAGAAGATTTATGCCGAAAATGAACTTTCTGACGCGGATAAGGATTCGTGGCTTGACATGGGCTGGCTCATTTTGCGCCTCAAGAAGACTGGAAAGGTCTTGCTTCATTCGCGTTTGGCGTTGTATGTCCTTGCCGTGTCCATTGGCATGGGGATGTATTTCGTCTTCCGGGGCTTTAAGTCCGTTTGTTCGGCTGCCAACAACCTGAGGCTTCATTTGCTCAAGTTGCTTCCCGAGAAACCGGGTCAGATCATGCCCAAGGAGAGTTCTGTCGCTCCCGACGCAATGGAGACCAAGGTTGAGACGGAACAAGTTCCCGTTCCCGCCGTGGCTCAGAGCACTGAAAGAGTGTCAAAGCCATCCGAGGCGAGCCTCGCCACGACTGCCAACGCTGCCGAAGTCCAAGCACCTGCTGAGACCAAGGCGACCGAAGCGGCCGCGACGAAGACTTCGTCTCCTGATCTTGCTGTGGAGCTGCGCGACGATAAGGGAGTGATTCCCTTTGTCGCGCCTGCCCAGGATGATCGTCTCCCCACTGCAGCTCCCTTTGAGGACGCGCTCGTCGAAACCACGACGACCATCACCGAAGTGGTTATGACGGAGCGCTCTCTGCTCTCCTATGTCCTCCGTAATGGCCAAGCCGTGAAATCTCATGCGGCATTGGAAGGTGGAAATAAGAAGGGCAAGACCAAGTCCGGTCGCGGCCTCAAGCACCGCCTCGCGACTGGTCAGCGGCGCCCCGCGAAGAAGTACCATTCGTACACTGTCTACGAGCCCCAGCTCGACTCATTTGTTGAGATGTGGGACATCGGCGAGGACGAACCCGTCAATGTGGGTGCCCTTCTCGCCAATGGAGGCGTTCTGGACCCGGGATCTTACGAGTTCACGTACGCTGACGGCCACAGCGACAGGATCATTGTCACTGGCCCTGATGCTTACGACAGCTATGATATGGATTCCGCATACTACGCGGGACCTGATGAGGGCGATCACTACGACCCTTCCCGTGAGAGGCACGAGTCGTCCGTTCCTGAGGACAACTCGGAGCAATTTACGGAAGTTCAGCGCCGCAAGAAGCGTGCGTCCTCCTCCGAGGACACCTCTTCTCAGATCATGGAAGCCCAGCGTCGCAAGGAGCAATCAGCTCGCGACAAGGCGCTCGCTCAAGCAGCAAAGGAGCTGAAGGCGAAGGAAGCCAAGGCGGCGAAGCCTCTGAAGCCCGCGCGCAATGTCCCTGCCAACAGCCCCAAGGCTGCTGTTCCGTCTAAGCCGTCAAAGACGAAGCTCGCTGAAGAGGCCACAAAGCCTGCTGTAGCGGCAAAGACGAAGTCCGCTGAACAGGCCACAAAGCCTGTTGCGAAGAAGGTCACGCTGGTCGAGCCTAAGGAGGTTGCCTCCCCCGCTGAGAAGCCAGAAGACCCCGAGTCATCTCCAGCCGCAGCGGCCTATCTCGCTGTGGCGAAGAAGGCGGCCGCCACTTCGGCGCAGGGGAACATTGTCGGAGTACTCCCCAGGCACTGTGAAGTTGCCACTCCTGTTCCGAACACCAAGTTCGAGGCCCTGATCAAGAGCTCGGATTACATTTGTTACAACGATCAAGCTCGATTCGTCGGTCACGTGTACTCCAAGGGCGAGCACATTGCCTTTGTCCTTTCTACCTGGCAGGGTATTTGGATGAACAAGCATGTTGCGGAAGATCATGTGATTTCGCACATTCAGTTCAGCTCGCATGTGATCAACTGGTGTGACATGAAGCTCCTTCATTCCACCGCGGCGACTGGCCACACTGACCTCGTGATCTACGAGTCAAAGGACTACCTCGACAGGATGCCAAAAAGATTCTTCGAGGTCCCCGAGAAGGGCATGATGGGTGCCGTCTGGGGATTGGCTGGTCTTGGGGCGCTCACGCCCCACTCGGGTCCCGATGGACAGGGCGTTCGTGTGGCCCTGTCGACCAAGCCGGGCGATTGCGGACGCGCGTACATCAACGTCGCTTCAAGGATCGTTGGTTTCCACTACTCGGCCGGTGGCAATGCCGGTAATGAAGGCATTGCTGTCTCAGAACGGATCCTCGCTCTGAGCCCGAATCGCTCGAAGTCGGGAAACTAGGCAAGCCCCTGTCGCCGTTGACTTTTGCGGCTGAGCAGGGGCCTGCTTTGGCTCATGATCTGCTCTTTGACAAGTTCCGCGTCGAAGGCCGGGGACCACGTCAACCTCTGGGTAAAAATCATCTTCATCCAACTCCGATCATTGAGGAGGTGGGCCCAGTAGACTATGGACCTGCGGCTATGACGCAGAACGCTCTCGTTCAATCGATGCGTAAATACGAGACCACCGTTCGGCATTACACCGAAGACCAGCTGGAATACATGTTTCAGTATGGTATGCATCGGATAGTGCCGTATTGGAGGGGTACTGAGATGACGTCGTATGAGGACGCTTGCAAGAATTGCAATCCTCACACCAGTCCGGGGCTTGACTGCCCGGGCTGCGCGACCAAGGCGGACGCTTTTCAGAAGTTCAGCGTTGAGCTGGAAGAAGATGTTCACAGCATGCTTTCAGGTCAACTGATCCCCCAAGTCTTCAAAGGTTCTCTCAAGACGGAGCTTCGACCTTCCGAGAAGGTCAAGATGGAACACACTCGTATGTTCATGTGTGGACCACTACGTCACCTTTTGGCTTCCACAATGCTTTTTCGCTCACAGAATAAGGCGCTTGAAGAAGCGATCGGTACGCATCCGCTCACTCTCGGCATAACAGTACCTGGTCCTCAGTTCACCAACGCTATCACTTCTCTTGGTGAGTTTAAGGATTGTTATGATGCAGACGGCTCGGCTTACGATATTTCATTCAATGTCGGTATTGCCCGAGTCATTTGCGCCTTGCGCTGCTCTGTTCTCAAGAGTAGGACGCATAGGAAGTGCGCTCGCAATTTGTACAGGCAAGTGTACTGTGGCGTTGTCCTCGTCAATGGCGTTTACTACCTGATCCGTGGTAACAAGTCAGGCTGGTTCCTAACTGGCGCGGACAATGGTCTCCAGCTTTGGCTGGCTATCGCTGAAGCGGTTCACACGCTTTACGGTGTTGATATGGACTCTGTTCTGAGGGTTCTTATTAACGGAGACGACCTGGCGTACAGCACGTGTTGTGGACTCGATGTCACAAAACTTCAAGCTTACCTCGCTCAATATGGGATTCACATCTCGTTTGACAACCCAGAAGCACGGAGTCCCTTTGGCATTGTCTTCCTTTCCCACCAGCTGCGCCCCCGCTACGTTCCCCATCTGAAGGCTACGTTCATGGTGGCCGCTGGCAACAGGAGCAAGCTCCGTGCCAGCATGGCTTACTACAAGACTTCAGAATACTTGTCTCACGCGGAAAGTCTAATGTTCCACTTGGTGGGCATTCGGATTTGTCTGTGGCCGTGGCCTCTTGACTTTGAGGAGATCACGGAGTACATTGATCAACTGTGTGTAGAACTCAGACGTACCGGTCAATTCACGGAGTCAATTCGTGCGATCGTCGGTAGCATGCACACAGAGGCAGCGGTCGCGAGGCTGCATCTGCAACATGAATCGTCCGCAGCAGGTAGTGCCTTTTTTCGCTCCCTGATGCGCTATGTCTCCGGTGTACAAACAGAACTGGCCGGAGAATATGACGTGACGTGATTGTCATGAATGCAAGCTCCAAGCCTTCCCGCAAGCCAGCTGCCAACCGCTCAGGCGAAGCCGCCGAGCGCAGACGACGTGAGGCTCAGTCCCGTCGCGATCGAGCCGCGGCCCGGCGCGATCAACCTGACCGCCCAAAGATGCCCCTGGTGCGCGAAGGAAGTTCAGCCGTCGGTCGTGGTCCGGTTGTCAACAACCTTGCTGAAGTTCGAGCCAGGCTCAAGGCCGAACTCGGCGCAGACATCGACTACGTCATGTCACACGCCGCAGCAATTGCCATGCCCGGTTTCGCAAAGGCAAGGCGGTTCGAAGGTCCGGGTGCCGGCATCTCGACAGGGCTCGCTGAACCTTTCGAGAGCATCGACGTACCGTGGCAGACGTTTGCCGGTGCTCCGGAAATGATCTTCAGTCCGGACATCTTTGTCTGTACCCTTGAGCGTGCCCACTCAGGATGCCTCCGGTACAACAAGCCCATCTCGACCTCGTACGAGTACAAGGCCCGATTCGATGGTGGCGCCCTGGGAGGCACCGATGCCGAAGTGGAGGAGTACCCCACGGGGGTCTACCCCGAGTTCTACTACTTTGGCTGTGATGATCCTGCCGGTCCCCATGGTCCCCAGATGTCTGCTCGGCGTGGAGTCACCGGTCACAGTCTTGTCTGGCTTGACGGTACAGATACGTCTCCAGCCGAGATCAGGCTCGAGAGGAACGGCGGGACGAGCTTCCCGGCAAGTGCCCTCTTCCGCATCATGAAGCAGTTCGGTGAGAACCTCGTGGAGCGGGACATCACCCCCTCTTCAGGACTCGGGACAGCGACCGTGCGTTTCGAGATCAAGGAGTGTGGCTGGTACAACATCGCTGCCAACTATGACGAGTCGATCGCTGGTGTGGTGAGCAACAGGATGTACGTGGTCTACAACAAAGACGCGAACTCCAACGCTGATTGTCTTGTGCTCCAAGACGTCACCGACCTCGGTGATTTCGAGACGGCGATTAGCGCGATCCGGATGAACGCTGGTTCCCTGTTCTTCAAGAACCTGGCTGCTGAAGGCTACCAGATGGGTCAGATCGTCCAGCGTACGACCAACATGGCCATTGAGGCTGCTATCGGACTCTCTCAGGAGCCAAGCACGACCCCACTTGACATGTTCAACTACGTCGCGACTATGTCGGGCGCGGTGACGCGCGAAGCCTCGGCGGGTTGCTACAGTCATCTGCTCACTGGTGACAGCACCTCGTCAGAGATGCGCAATCTCTACAGCGACGAGGCCGGACGTGCCGAGAGGGCTCTCCTCCCGGTATGCTCGAATTCGCCCAAGGAGATCATCGTCATCAAGATCCCCCTTCCCAGCGGCATCGTTCCGGTCGCAACCAACCCCCGCAACATGCGGCTCACCGTCAACTACGCAGTTGAGTACACCACTAACTCGCGTTGGTTTGACGTGGCGCAGCCTGGACTCAAGGTCAACGAGTACATGGTTGCCGCAGCAGTTGCCAATCGGCTTGAGAACCATTTCGACAATGCGTTCCACCTTTCAGACATCTGGAAGGGGATCAAGAAGGCCATTGGCACCATCTCAAACGTGGCAGGCGCGATTGCGCCGGCTGCGGGCGAGTTTGGCCCGCTGCTCGCCGCAGGCTCGAACATCGGCAACATGATTGCTGGTCGTCCGGGCAAGTGAACACGATCACTTGTGTTCACTACATCAATCAGGAACTGCTGAGTCCCCCAAAAGGATAGAAGCTCTTCTGGTTGGTGC